CGCAGGTAAAGTTATTAAAGTAAATGATGCAGATGGTGCAATCACACTTCCAACAATCAAAGCAGATAGCAAAGGTGGAACAGCTGGAGACAATGATCCTAATGCAAACAATCAATTAGGTGCGGTTTACAAATTTTTTGTAGGCACAGATTGTACAGATTGCGATATTAAAACTGATGGAACTGACAAATTTGTCGGTCACGCAACAGTTGTTAACGTTGCAGATGGTACAAACAATACATTTGCCCCAGGAGCAACTAATGATGTTATCAGCATGAACGGTGGAACTACAGGTGGAGACAAAGGTAGCACAGTTACTATCACTGCACTTGAAGACAATGTATATTTAGTAGAAGCTGTGTTGATCGGTACAGGTACTGAAGCAACACCTTTTGCAGATAGTTAATATTAATAATTAAACTCGGGACGCCTGGTAATGCAGGCGTCCTTTAAAAGGAGGACAAAAACATGGCAGACACAGTATTAAATACAACTGTATTTGACGGAGCAAAAAAACTAATCACTCACTACAATGTGGTTTCTGATAACTCTGGAAGCACAACTAAAATAGTTGATGTTTCTGGTTTAAATTCAAATAATGGTAAAACTTGCAAAACTGTAAGACTAAATAAAGTTAGATTTAATGTTTCTGTAACAGCACCAGCAGATGCAATTAGAATGCAATGGGATGCTGACACAGATGTAGTATTTCAAACTTTAGCAGGTGAAATGGAATTTGATTATAGCGACTTTGGTGGTTTAAAAAACACTGAGGCTACTGGTTTTACAGGTGATGTAAATGTAGTTTTACCAGCTTGCGCCGCAGGAGATACAGGTACAATCGTTTGTGAATGGATTAAAGTTTACGAATCGTAGGAGTTTAGATGGCTAATACTACTTCGGGAACAGCAACGTTCGATAAAACTTTTGCTATTGATGAAATAGTAGAAGAATCTTTTGAACGTATTGGTTTACAAAATGTTGCTGGTTATCAATTAAAATCTGCAAGACGATCTCTTAATATATTACTTCAAGAATGGGGTAATAGAGGTATTCACTATTGGGAAATAGATGAACTTAATATTGATTTAATTGAAGGACAAGCCGAATATAAATTTTTTAGATCAAGTGATGATGGTACAAGTGCAACATCGACACCAGCAAGTGTATATGGAATGTCCGATGTCCTTGAAGCACAGTTAAGATCTAATAGAACACAAACTACGCAGTCTGATAGTCCTATGACAAAAGTTGACAGATCTAATTATGCTGGTTTTTCTAACAAACTTTCTAAAGGTACACCTAATCAATATTTTGTACAAAGATTTATAGATCACGTTAGTATTCAAGTATATCCAACACCAGATTCAACAAATGCATCTAAAGATATGCATATCTATTATATTAAAAGAATACAAGATGCAGGAGATTATACAAATGCATCTGATGTACCTTTTAGATTTATACCTTGCATGGTATCAGGTTTAGCATTTTATCTTGCACAAAAATATCAACCACAAATGGTACAAGCTATGAAATTGTATTATGAAGACGAATTTGCAAGAGCATTAGCAGAAGATGGTTCTGCTTCTAGCACACACATAACACCTAAAACTTATTACCCAGGAGCATAATGTCAAAATACGCAACAGGTAAATATGCAAAAGCAATATCAGATAGATCTGGTTTAGAATTTCCATACAGAGAAATGGTTAGAGAATGGAATGGATCTTTTGTGCATGTATCTGAGTTTGAACCAAAACAACCACAGTTAGAACCTAAACCACAAAGTGCAGATGGTATTGCATTAAGACATGTAAGAACTGCAAGAACAGAAACTGATGTTCCATATTCTATTCCAGAAAATGGATTTGAAACTTATACATCAGGTTCAAGAATTATTAATGTAACTGCACCTGGTCATGGTTTAACAAATGGAACAACATATAGATTTAGAGGAGCGCCTTTAGCTGTAACTGCAGCAGGTGGAAAATTTCAATTTACAAATCCTGCAGATTTTGATGGCATAACAGGTGCTAACATTGCAAAAGCTGCTGGTTATGCAATTACAACAGGATTGTATGTAAATGATGCTAGAAATACTAGTGATTACTCTGTAGCTAATTTTTTTCATTTTACAGTTGATACAGATACTGCTACAATCGGTGGTGTTAAAGGAGGAGGAGTTGGCTGTTCAGTTGGACCAGTCACACTAAGCTCATGATTAAAAAAATTAAAAAATTTATTTGTAAACTATTTGGTATTAAACAATGTACATGTCCAAACGATGATGAAGTTGGACAAAAAGGATTACCAATAATAAATGAAACTGCAAAACAAAAAAAGATACGTTTAAAACATAAAGGTTCTGAATAATGGCTGGATTAAGTGCATCAGGGTTAATAACACAAATAAGAAGTTATACAGAAACAGACTCAAATGTTTTAACAGATGCTGTTGTAGAAAATATTATTTTAAATGCACAATATAGGATATTTAGAGATGTACCTATTGATGCTGACAGAAAACAACAATTAGGTAATTTAGTTGCTGGACAAGAATCAATTAATGCTCCAGCAGGTGCATTATTTATTAGAGGTATACAAGTATATGATACCGCTGGATCTGAAACTACAGGGGCTAATAGATGGCTAGAGAAAAAAGATTACACATACCTACAAGAATATCAAGATGTAACAGGCACAGCAGCAGCTCAAGGTCAACCTAAATATTATGCTATGTTTGGTGGAGGCACAGGAGAGTCTGATACAACATCAGGACGTATAGCTTTTTCTCCGGTCCCTAACACGACTTATAGATTTAGAGTTCATTTTAATAAAATGCCAGATCTTTTAGAAGGTAGTGGCACTAATTATATTAGTATGAATTTTTCAAATGGTTTATTATATTGTTGTTTATCAGAGGCATATGGTTATTTAAAAGGCCCAATCGATATGTTGACACTATATGAAAATAAGTATAAACAAGAGGTACAGAAGTTTGCTAACGAGCAAGTAGGTAGAAGACGAAGAGATGACTACACTGATGGCACTGTTCGTATACCAATAAACTCAGCAAACCCGTAGGAGAATAAATTATGGCAAATACATCAGCGATATGTTCTAGTTTTAAACAAGAACTTTTACAAGGTAAACACAGTTTTGAATCATCTGGTGGTCACACTTTTAAACTTGCATTATTCGATAGTTCTGCAACTTTAGGTGCTTCTACAACAGACTATTCAACATCAGAAGAAATTACAAATACATCTGGAACTGCATACACTGCAGGTGGTGCAACTCTAACTAATACTGGAGTTGGATTAACTGGCACAACTTCATTTACAGATTTTTCTGACGTAACTTATTCATCAGCTTCTTTCACTGCAAACGCTGCACTAATTTATAATACGACAACAGATGGTGGCTCAGGCACAACCGATGCTGTTTGTGCAATCGCATTTGGTGGAGATAAAACAGCAAGTAATGGAACTTTTAAAATAGAGTTTCCTACAAACGACGCTACAGCAGCAATCATCAGACTAGCATAGGAGGTCAACCATGTCGGTGACTTCAGGATGGGGCCGGTTAACCTGGGGACAGGCTAATTGGAACGAAGCTACAACTTTAAAAACAGGTTGGGGTGCACAAGCTTGGAATGATGGTGAGTGGGGTGAACTTAAAGATGTAACAATATTTCCAACTGGTTTATCAATTACACCTAGTGTTGGTTCAGTAGACGTTCCAGATCAAATAATTACACCTACAAGTTTTGAAATTACAGCTACTCAAGGAGAAGGTTTTGTTCCTGTAATTGTAGAATCAGGTTTATCTGCTTCTTTCTCTATTGGTTCAGTGTCCGTGGTTGATATGCAGGTAGGATTGACAGGTCAATCAATAACCTCTTCAATTGGATCTGTAACAGTTAATGACATGACTATTGGATTGACTGGTCAGGACATGACATTAAGTCAAGGCACAGTTACATTACCAAATACAGTAGCACAACTTTCTGGTTTATCCATAACTTCAACACAAGGAACCGCTGTTGGATCATCTTCGCAAGAGGCTAGTCCAACTGGTATATCATTTAGTGCTAGTATTGGTTCAGTCACAATACCAAATGATGTAGTTCAACTTTCTGGTTTAGAAATTACTTCTAGTTTAGGTTCTATTGTAGGACTAGGTGGAGCATTAATTCAACCTAGTGCTTTAACAATGACACCTAGTGTAGGCTCTTTAACTATTGAAGAAGGTCTAGGATTAACAGGAATATCAGCCACATTTAGTGTTGGTAGTATTTCATTGACAGATATTACAATAGGACTAGACAGTTTCGAAGCAACATTGAGTGTTGGAGCTGTTGATATTTTTGCTTACGGTGATGTTGACACTGGCTCAAATACATCTTATAGTAATGTTTCAACGGGTTCGAATGACTCTTATTCGGATGTTGCATCTGGATCAAATACAAGTTATAGTGACGCTGCATAGGAGATAAAATATGGCATCTACATACACCCCATTGGGTATTGAAAAACAAGCAACTGGTGAAAACGCAGGAACTTGGGGTACAAAGACAAATACAAATTTAGAAATTATTGAACAAATATCTGGTGGTTATACAACTCAAGCTGTCTCCGATTCAGGAGATACAACTCTTTCAGTATCTGACGGTGCAACTGGTGCAACTCTTTCTCACAGAGTTATAGAATTTACAGGATCTCTTACAGCATCACGAAATGTTACAATACCTTTAGACGTACAAAATTTTTATTTTTTAAAAAATGCAACATCAGGATCTCAAAATGTTGTATTTAAATATGTAACTGGTACAGGAACTTCTGCTACAGTTGCAAACGGTAAAACTGTAATTGCATATGCAAAAGCAGACGATGGAACTAATCCAAATATTTCTACAATATCATTAGCAAGTGATCTTGTTGATGATACTTCACCACAATTAGGTGGCGATTTAGATACTAATAGTTTTAATATAGCATTTGATGATGCACATGGAATTAATGATGAAAATGGAAATCAACAAATAGTATTTCAAACAACTAGTTCAGCTGTAAACCAATTTGATATTACAAATGCTGCAACTGGTAATGCTCCACAACTATCAGCAACTGGAGACGATTCTAATATAGATGTAGCTATTGTTCCAAAAGGAACTGGTGAAACTAAAATTGGTACAGGAGCTGCATCAGCAACTCTTACTTCAAGTGGTGCGTATGATTTAGTTTTAGATACAAATGGTGGAACAAACTCTGGTACTATTACAATTACAGATGGTGCTAATGGTAATATTACAGCTACACCAAACGGAACTGGTCTTGTTGAAGTTGGTGGTAATACGAATGCAGGAACTCTACAACTTAATTGTGAAAATAATTCTCACGGAATTAAACTTCAATCACCTGCACATAGTGCTTCACAAAGTTATACTCTTATTTTTCCTACTGGAAACGTAACAGCAGATAGATTTTTAAAAGTAGCAAGTATCACAGGATCAGGAACAACAGGTGTTGGTCAATTATCTTTTGCCGAAGTATCAGGTGGTACATCATGGCAAGCAGTAAAAACTTCTACTTTCACAGCTGCAGCTGGTGAAGGATATTTTGTAAATACTACAAGTGGTGTAATAACAATGAATTTACCTGCAGGAAGTATTGGAGATGAAGTTGTATTCATTGATTACGCAGGAACTTTTGATACTTATACTTTTACTATCTCTGCAAATGGTTCAGAAAAAATCGCAGGATCTACAGATGACTTGACAGTTTCAACAGAAAGGGCAGGAAACACTTTAGTATATACAGATTCTACACAGGGCTGGCTGCTAAAGAATAAATAATCATGGCTAAGTATAAAGACCTTGTTGGGACATCAGTCGTCAACTTTGCTGGTAATAATCCAGGCGCCTTAGAAGGTCAGTTATGGTATGATAGCACCAACAAAGATTTTAAATATCTATATCCAAATGTATCATCAGCTGGTTCATGGTCTAGTGGTGGAAATATAAATACTGGAAGAGTAAATGCAGGAGCAGCTGGTGTGCAAACATCGGGTTTGATTTTTGGTGGAAAAACTCCACCCTCTACAGCCGTAACAGAATCTTATAATGGAACGACTTGGACTGAGGTCAATGATTTAAACACTGCTAGAGAAGGTTTCGCTGGTGCAGGTATATCAAATACATCTGCATTAGGATTTGGTGGAGTCACATATCCAGGTGCTACTAATCGAGCTTTAACTGAAAGTTGGAGTGGATCAAACTGGACAGAAGTAAATGATATGAACACTGCAAGACAACTTTTAAGTGGTAATGGAACTCAAACTTCTGCACTAGCTTATGGAGGAAGTCCACCCCCACCTAGAGCAGCAGAAACAGAATCGTGGAATGGAACGAACTGGACAGAAGTAAATGATTTAAATACAGCAAGGTATTCTGGAGCAGGTGCTGGTGCAGATAATACTTCAGGTTTATATTTTGGAGGAAATGTTCCTCCATCAACTCAAGCAATAACAGAATTATGGAATGGAACGAATTGGACTGAAGTAAACGATTTAAATAGTGGAAGAAATCTTTTAGCAGGAGCAGGATCAGCTACATCTGCATTAGCTTTTGGTGCTGAACCAGCTTCAGCGTTAACAGAGCAATGGAATGGAACTAACTGGACTGAGGTAGCAGACTTAGCTACAGCTAGATATGAATTAATGGGATCTGGAACTAGTAATGCATATGGTGGAGGTATATTCGCTACAGGTGGAGGATCTTATTTAACAGCTACAGAACATTGGACAGGTGCGGGTGCACCAGTCGCTGGTTGGGCTACAAGTGGTAATTTAAATACTGCAAGACATGAACTAGGATCAGCAGGTACACAAACTTCTGCTTTAGGATTTGGAGGTAATACAGGATCTTTTACAGGCGTAACAGAAGCATATGATGGATCTACGTGGACTGAAGTTGGAGATTTAAATACTGCTAGAGATCTTTTAGCAGGAAGCGGTGCTAGTAATACATCAGCTCTAGCTTTTGGTGGAAACACACCACCAGTTAGTGCATTAACAGAAAATTACAATGGATCTAGTTGGACTGAAGTAAACGATTTAAATACCGCAGGAAGTGCTCGTACAGGAGTAGGAGCTACTAATACAGCAGCTTTAGCTGTTGGAGGTACTGATGGATCTTCTAATTTAGATAATAATGAAACTTGGAATGGAACAAATTGGACAGAAGTTAATGATATAAATAGTACAAAAAGATTTATGGCAGGAGCTGGAACAACCACAGCAGGATTAGTATTTGGTGGAAATCCAGGACCAACAGCTAATACAGAATCATGGAATGGAACTAATTGGACTGAAGTTAATAATTTAAACACTGCTAGAAATCAATTAGCAGGTAATGGTATACAAACTTCTGCTTTAGCTTTTGGTGGAGAAGGTCCACCAAATGTGGCACTTACAGAAGAATTTAATGGTAGTAGTTGGTTTGAAGTTAATGATTTAAATAGTGCGGTAAGATTTCAAGGAGGAGCTGGCACAACAACTGCTGGTTTATCTTTTGGTGGAGATAATGGACCAGTGACAGCAGCAACAGAAGAGTGGAATATTCCATCAAATACTGTTAAAACAATAACCGATTAATAAAAGGAGAAAACTATGGCAAAAACATATCAATACTGTGTAGTAGAAAACTGGGGAAAGGGTTTCATCGATCACGTTGAATCTCAAAGAATCACGTTTGCTGGCTATCCAGCTAATGTTTGGCAAGTTCCTGCATACAACAAACATGCTAACCTTTGGATTGCCAAAGTAGCGGGTGTCGTTAAAACAAAAGACGAGGCTCAAGCATTAGTTGATGCAGAGGTTCAAGCAGCACAAGCTGCGTGGGATGCTTTATCAGATGAAGAAAAAGCTGGTAGCACAAGACCTGCTGACATAACATTGGAGGAATAAAAATTAAATGTCTGAATATAAAGACATCATTGGTACAAAGATTAAGAACTATACAACCAATCCTGATAACGCAGATACAGGACAGGTATGGTATAATGAAACGGATAATGTTTTAAAATTTCAATTTACAAATGTAACTACATCTGGTTCATGGAGAACTGGAAATAATTTAAATACTGCTAGAAGTGGAAACGCAGCATCAGTTAATGGAACTCAAACAGCTACTATAACTTTTGGTGGAAATACTCCACCACACACAGCTGTAGCAGAATCTTATGATGGAACTAGTTGGACAGAGGTCAATGATTTAAATAATGCAAGAAGAGATTTTGCAGGGGCAGGAACATACACTGCTGCGTTAGGTTTTGGTGGAACACCTGCACCAGTAGGAGCTACTACAGAAACTTGGAATGGAACTAATTGGACAGAGGTTAACGATTTAAACCAAAGCAGAAGAGCTATAATGGGAGGTGGAACAAATACATCTGCTTTAGGATTCGGTGGCTATAATCCCTCTCCAAACTATGCCTTAACAGAATTATGGAATGGAACAAATTGGACAGAAGTTAACGATTTAAACACTGCTCGTCATGTTGGAGCAGCAGGAGGAACAGATAACACTTCTATGTTATGTTTTGGTGGATATAATGGTGGTCCAGCTTTATATGCAAACACAGAAACTTGGAATGGAACTAACTGGACAGAAGTTAACGATTTAAATACTGCTAGATACTATACTGAGGGAGCAGGAGCACCAGCTAATGCAATATGTGCTGGTGGATATTCAGCTACGGCAGAGTATGCTGCTATAACAGAAATATGGAATGGAACTTCTTGGAGTGAAGATGGAGATTTAAGCACAGCAAGGAGAGATGCTGCTGCAAGTGGAACAGGTACTTTGGCAGTTTTAATGGGTGGAGTTACTCCTCCAGTATCAGCTTTAACAGAAGAATGGACAGGTGCGGGTGCAGCAGTCGGTGCTTGGGCTACGAGTGGTGATTTAAACGATTCAAGAAATGGAGTTGCAGGAGCAGGAAGCAGTCCTTCAGCTGCTTTAGCTTTTGGTGGAAGTTCTCCACCTTATACTGGTAATACAGAACTTTTTGACGGTAGTAGCTGGACTGAAGTAAATAATTTAAATACAGCCAGAGAAACTCTAGCTGGAATGGGAACATCAACAGCTGCTTTAGCTGCTGGTGGTGCATCTCCTGTTAAAGATAATACTGAAGTTTGGAATGGAACTAATTGGACTGAAGTTAATAATTTAAACACAGGAAGATATGTTACAGCAGGAGCTGGAACTACAACAGCTGGTTTAGTGTATACGGGATATGCACCAGGTGGATCTGTAGATTCAACAGAATCTTGGAATGGAACTAACTGGACTGAGGTTAACGATTTAAATGCTGCAAGATCTGTTGGAGCAGGTGGTGGCACAGCAACCTCTGCACTATTCATGGGTGGAGAAACAGACCCTGGTGCAGTACCAACTAATTGTGAATCATGGAATGGAACAAACTGGACAGAAGTAAACAATATAAATACTGGAAGAAAAGGTTTATCAGGGACTGGACCAAGTAATACAGCATCTTTAATTTCTGGTGGAAGAAACCCACCAACAGTTTATGCAAACACTGAATCTTGGAATGGTGTTAGTTGGTTGGAACAAAATGATTTAAACACTGCAAGATATGCTGTGGGAGGATCTGGTAATTCTAATACAGCGGCTCTGACTTTTGGTGGATTAGATCCTTCAAGATCAGCAGCAACAGAAGAATGGTCCGTACCTTCAACTACAACTAAAACAATAAGCACAGATTAATTATGACAACATATAAAGAATTAAAAGGAACAAATATTCAAGCGGTATCATCTGATCCGTCTAATCCTATTGAAGGACAGGTTTGGTACAATACAACTAGCAATGTTACAAAAGGTCAAGCAGCTACAACTGCTGGAGCTTGGGCTAGTGGTGGTAATTTAGGAACTGCAAGATATTATTCAGGTTCAGCTGGTGTTTATACTAGTGGATTAGTTTTTGGAGGAGAGGCAAATCCAGGAGTAACTGGAGCAACAGAAACTTATGATGGAACTAGTTTTAGTGAAGTTAACGATTTAAATACTACTAGATATGCAGCACAAGGTGCTGGAGCCAGTAGTACTTCAGCTGTAGCATTTGGTGGTTCTGCTCCTTCTGTTCCTGGTAATAC